ACATTTGTATTGTGCGTTATTTGTTTCGTCGGTGGTTGGATCTCGCGCATGATGGTGATGGAGTCAAAATCGTGAACTGGACACTATTTTTTACCATAGTCGAAGTCATCTGCGTGATGTCACTTTGTCTGTTGACGTGGTTCAAAGTCGTCAAAAGAGGAATCATCCGAGAGAAATCGATTGACGACAGCTTAAAGGAATTGGCCGGTTTCAAAACGCAAACCGAATCAGACTTACGCACCCTCAAACATCTCACCCTGGATAACACCTCGCGAATCGGAAACCTCGAAGAGGCAATTCCAAACACACCATGAACCAAAATCAAAATCACGAACCGAGAATTCGAAAACTCGAGCAAAATAATGTCGAGAACCGTACCCACCTCAAATATCACCAGCAGGCTCTCGACGCCCAAAAGCAAAATCTCGAAAAAGTTGCTGGAGACATTCGGGGAACCGACGCAGAAAACCCAGGTCTCAACACAACCGTCGCACAGTTGCATGGGTTCAAAAACCGTACAGTAAAATGGGCTGGATGGATATTGAGCATCATCGCCACTCTACTGACCACGATCGCACTCTATTACATTTTGGGAAAGTGAAAGTCACCCCCATGAAGAAATTTCTCTCTCTCTTAATGTTTGTAACGCTGCTTGCCTTCTTTGGTGTATTGATCACGATCACATCCTATTACATTTTGGAAGTACTCTATTACATTTTGGAAAACTGAAAGGCACTCCCATGAAGAAATTTCTCTCTCTCTTGATGTTTGTAGCGTTGCTTGCCTTCTTCTCTCAAAAGTCTTTTGCAAAGGAAAAGCGACGCAAAGAATATACGGCCGACCGTGTGATGGCCTCGGTCCGCATCGGTCGAGGTGGCGGATGCAGTGGCACAATCTTCACCCAGAAAGGTCAATATGCGTATGGAATCACAGCCGCTCATTGTGCTGGGAGAGACGGGTCACAATTCGAATTCGGCAATCCCGACGGGTCGACAGGCTCTGCCAGATGGATAGCAAGCTCTCTGAAATATGACCTTGCTCTTTTCAAAGTATGGAAATCCGACGTGCTTGGCCATGTTCATATTCCGAAAATGCTGAAATTTGTCCCCAATGGAAACGCGCTGCAAATTGAAGCCTGCGGATATCCCGGTGGTGCTGGACCGAAATGGAAGGTCGTCACAGATGCCGGTCGCGAAGGATATGGACAAGGCTGCCCCTCTCCACGTTGGCAATTCAATGTCAAAAGCGGACGATTCGGACCAGGAGATTCTGGCGGTGGAATCGCCGTCATCGAAGATCGTGGTGGAAACGCACCGATGGAATGGCTGGTGTCGGTGATTACGCATGGCGAAGACAATCGCTTCATTCTTGGAGCCGAGCACAGTCAAATTAAAAAATTTCTCACAGAACAATCAAAAAATCTTGAAGGTGCCAATCCGTATTATTGAGGAGACTGTGCTCGCCGCGGTCGCGGTCACAATAGAAACCAAAACAACGAACGGTGGAACCCGTCACCAAACATTCCCATCATAAAACGCCCCGATCTTTCAAAGTTGATTCCGACACCTGGCAACATCATCGCCAATATCGGTAAGAAACCCGATCGTCGTAACGGTGAAATGGATGACCTGAAAAAACAGATCGCGGGGTTAATCGAAGACGTTCGAAAAGACAAACAGAAACAGACACTGCAAGAACGCAATCGAGAAGACATCGAGAGGAAGAATCGAATTCAACGAGAGGATGATCTGCGTCGTCTCAAGCAAGAGCACGAAGATGAACTGCGAAAATTAAAACGTCAACAGAATGATGAAGCGAACCTCAACACCCCCACCGACAACAAACTTAGGCGTCGAAGAGAAACATTTGAAGACACGCAGAGACGCGACCCCTTCGAAGTCTTCGACGAAGCCATCGACCTGTTTCATCGGTACAATGCCGACCAAATTAAGTCCGAGAAGAAGATTCAGAAGTTTCGGGAAGAGTTTCAGCAAGCGGGTCAAACTATCGATGCTGCCAACCAAGGACGAGACAGCGAGGGAAACCCAACGCCACCCTGGTTACTCTACGCTGCTCTCGGCCTTGGTGGTGCAGGGACAGCTTACGGAGTATCAAAACGCAAATAGATAAATTGGAAACGAATACAGAAACCACTCAATCACAACGAAGGGCACAACAGTCATGGATGACAAACCCAACGTCAAAGTCCCCATTGAAAAGATTATACGATCTTGCGTGATCTCAATCATTGCCGTTGTTGCGACATACGCCGCCGACTACCTCAAGCTCATCGACGCCAAACCAGAAATCGTTGGCCTGTTTGCAATTGTCACGGGATATCTAAGCTCGAAACAAAAAGAGATCACCAAAGCCAAAGCAAAGCAGCCGCCCTATCAACCCCCCAAGATCTATCCTCCCCCTGAAGAAAAGGTCGATGCGGCTGAATAGGGAGGTACTTCCCCACGAAATGACGCCGCGCGGTTCTACTATTGCGATTTTTTCGTTCACAAGGAAAAAAAATACGAGGTTCGTTCGTTCGTTTTGGGAAAAATTCTAGGGAAACACTAGGATATAAGGTTCAAAATGGCAAAGAAAAAAACCGCGAAGCGGAAAAAAGTAACTGGCACTAAGAAGAAAAAAATCGTCAAACCCCTCGATCTCTCTTACATCACTGAGGGAATCCGGCCACTGGCTGTCGCGATGAAAGCACTCAATCGCGATCCGAAAAACGCCAGGGAGCACGATGACCGAAATCTCGACATGATTGAGGCCAGCTTGCGACAATATGGTCAGGTGAAACCCATCATCGTTCGCAAGAGTGACAATGTCATCATCGCCGGGAACGGGACTTACCAGGCTGCGATTGGTCTGGGATGGAAACACATTGCCTGTGTTTTCGTCGATTTCGATGACAACACATCGACGGGATACGCGATCGCCGACAACCGGTCTGCAGAACTTGCGGAATGGAACACCGAAGTCCTCAAAGAACAGATCGACGAACTGTCAAAAGCGGAATTCGATCTCGATGCGGTCGGATTTACGAATGACGAACTCGATGCAATGATTCAGAAAGCCGTCATCAATTCTTCGGATACATCAAAAGAAAACTCACCGACTCGAAAGGCGAGTGGCGTCTCCCAGAACCCCGACGATCACGATCCTGTTCTGGAAGTTGTTGCGACATTCGAAGACGAAAAAACACAAATCGAGTTTATCGAAGAACTCCAGGAACGAGGGATCGAGTGCCGAGCGTTCAACTCATGAGAACGGTCGATGTCAAGCAGACACCGCGAGTCAAACAACTCGAAGGAATGTTTGACATCCCCCCATCGAAAAGATCTCAATTTTCGATGGATGTCTCAATTCCAATTGAAAACGAAGATTGGAACGTCGGACTGATTGTGGGTCCGTCCGGTTCCGGAAAAACAACCATCGCCCGCGAGATGTTCGAAGAGCATATCTGTGATGGATTTGATTGGCCACAAGATAAATCAATCGTCGATGCTTTTCCAAAATCCCATTCTATTCGCGACATCACCCTTCTACTCTCCTCGGTCGGATTTAGCTCTCCACCTTCCTGGTTGCGTCCCTTTCGATGTCTTTCGAATGGGGAACAGTTCCGTGTCACAATTGCTCGTGCGTTGGCAGAATCTCGACAGATAACAGTAATTGATGAATTTACCTCAGTCATCGACAGAACGGTCGCACAAATCGGATCCGCAGCGGTCGCGAAAACCGTACGCAGAATGGCAAAGAAATTCATTGCCCTGTCGTGTCACTACGACGTCATAGACTGGCTCGATCCGGATTGGATCTACCAAACCGATACAAACTCTTTCAAACGGAGGCGGGAAAGGCTCGGGAGACCAAAAATTACGCTCAAGGTATGCCGTACCACTTCCGAGAGTTGGAACCTCTTCCGTCCGTTTCATTATTTAGACCACAACCTCAACCCATCGGCCAGGTGCTTCGTGGCGTGTGTCATCGATTTTCAAACAGAATATCTACGACCGGCAGCCTTCACCGCAGTTATTCCGTTTCCACATCCCAAAGCACCAGGCTATCGAGAACATCGAACGGTTTGTCTCCCCGATTTTCAAGGTGTGGGAATCGGAAATGCCATGAGCGGATACATCGCAAGTCTCTATGCTGCAAAACAAAAACCTTACTATTCGACGACGGGATCTCCGTCGATGATACGCCATCGAATGAAGAGCGATGACTGGCTGATGATTCGAAAACCGTCACACGCGTCTATACATGGTGGGACTCAGAAACTCGACAGGGCCGGAAGCAATCGTCGAATTACGGCCAGCTTCCGCTTCGCCGGATCACCACGGCCGCAGGACGCCAGGCATTTTGGATTGATCGATTAACCGTTTCGGTTGCCTATGATCGTCAAACAACAGAAAGATGCAGCCGAGCATCTCGGCGTCACAGCGACCGCGTTGCGAAAATGGCAGAAAGAACCGGGGTTTCCTGATTGTCGAAGAGGGTACAACATTTCGAAAATTGAGCAATGGCTCAACAACCGTCAGAAAAAAGGATCACAAGCTGGCGATCAACTCCAGGCGATCAAAACAGCGATTCAAGCCCAAAAATTACGTATCGATAGATCCAAAGCAGATCGCATTGAAGACGAACGCAAGATCGAAAAGGGAAATCTATTACACGAGACGAATTTGAAATCGCTGTGATCGAGCAAATCACCAACGCAAGAGATTACATCAATCCGATCCCCAAACTTCTCTGCAAATTTGTTCCAAAAAAATATCACAAAAAATTGATGCAAGAAGGCGACCGTCTGGTCCGAAACATTTTGGACGATCTCGCTTCCCACCTCGAAAAAATCAATGAGGAGGGGTCCGAATCATGAAACGCAATAACTTTCGATTATCGCTTGCATCGTCCTGGAGACTTCCAAAAGGGGAAGAAGCAATCGATTGGATTCCCCGTTGGATTGTCATGCCGTCCGATACCGAAACGCCTGGTCCGTTCGACCTGGGAATTTTTCCGCATTGTGACGATCCGTTGATTGCACTAAACGACCCCATGGTTCGAGTGATCCTTCTTCCCTGGGCAAGTCGGCTTGGCAAAACAATATTCGGACTTTCCGCATTGATCTATTTCGCGATCAACATGCCTCGCCCGATGATGCTGGGACGCGAAAACGAAGATGCGATCAATGACCTCGTCGATTCGCAGTTCTACCCACTGCTCGAATCCTGCAACGCGACTCGAAAAACACTCCTTCCAAATCACAAACGAAATCGCCGGAATGTGCAAATTGATCGGTGCAGAGTCCGCCGGTCTTTTGGTGGCTCCCCGACGACTCTCACGGGGTTTCCCGCCTGTTACGCTTTGGCTTCGGAAGTTTCAAAATGGCCAACGCGAAAATCGCGTGAAGCTAATCCCATCTATCTTTTCTTGAAGCGGGGGTTTCTGTTTCCGTTCGACTCCAAATACATCCTGGAATCGACCCCATCGCTGAAAGATGACTGCACGATTACTTCTCTGGTGTCGGCACCAGGTGTCGATATTCGGGAACGCTATTGTCCTTGCCCGAAATGCGGCGAGTATCAAAAACTCGTTTACGGCAACGGAGAAGACAACACGCCTGGAATTAAATACGAAAAAAATAGGCACGGACGCAGCGACCCAATGATCGCCGAAAATAACTCATGGTACGAATGCGTCAATGGCTGCAAAATCGAGAATCAGGATCGACCCGAATTGCTCCGAAAAGGAGTCTGGCTTTCCCGTGACCACCAGAAGATCAACAATCAGGGTAAAATAAAAGGGAAAAGACCGATGGCGTCCACAGTCTCTTTCGGCGATCCGGTCGATGCACCGTTTTCTTCACTCTATTCGCTAGCTATCTCTGGATGGGGACAGATCGCGGCGGAATTCATTTCTGGCAAACACGACGCGGAGCGATTACGCGAATTTGTCAATCAGACTCTCGGTCGAGTTTGGGATCCGTCACCCCCAATCGTCGAACCTCACGATCTCGGTGCCCGCCTTTGTGGAGATTATGCTTCGAATACCGTCCCGGAATGGGCGAAGTTTCTTACGGCTGGGATCGACGTCCAGGATTACGCGAGCATTTTCAAGTATATCGTTTGTGCCTGGGGATCAGGCGGGAGAGTCGCTGAAATCGATCACGGAGAATTTGATTCGTGGGACGATCTTGACCGCGAAATTCTGAATGGATCGTGGAATCATGCGGATGGGGGAACTCCAATGCAACTCTCACTGTCGCTGATCGATTCGGGTCACGAAACAGAGCAGGTGTATCACTTAGCCAGAAAATCACGCCGTCTTCTTGCGTGTAAAGGAATGAATAAACCGTTCGGTCTCGAATACAAACTCGTGACTCTCGCACCGGAAAACCGTCGAAATAAACAGGCCGTTGGAACTGTTTATCTGGTGGAGATTAACACCGACTGGACACAACGATGGATACAAAAGCACCTCGAAGGGAAAGCCAACCCCTTTGGCGACAGCCTGGAAATTGCGACAGATTCGACAAACGATATTCCATTTCTGGAGGAACTCTTGAACGAGAGGCGAGTTGAGGATGTCGATTCCCGAGGATACCCGACAGTAAGTTGGATGCGGATTTGTTCGCATACCCCCAACGATTTTCGTGACACGTTTCGTTATGCCCGGGTAGCCGGATCGATTGTTGTCAAAGGGAACTGGAACAATCTCCCCGTGCGGAAGCCTGGAAACCAACCAAAAAAAGAAACCAAAAATCAAGACTCGGAATCCAGTGGTTTTGTCCGTAAGCCGAAAGGAAGGTTTATTCGCCGTCGATGATCCGAAAACTCACCAATAAAAGGTTCGGCGGGAAATTTCGCAAACCGCCTCCCGTCTGTCCGAAGCATGGATGTGTGATGCTCGTGGGTAGCTCTCCGGAAGGAGTTCGGTATTTCTATTGTCCTGTCAAAACCTGCACAGAATCCGCTCAACGCTCGAAAGACGACAGATAATTTTTTGCTCTTTTACTGAATTCTGTAAAACCGATCTTTCAAAAATGCCATTTTCCTGCGGGTAATCCCCACATGGCAGAAGCAAAACATGTGGCCGCAAACACTTACACCGACCAGGAAGCTCTCGACCTGGCCAGGGAAGCTGTGGCTCGAGCGCTCAAACAGGGCATTGAGTATTCTTCCGGGAAGTTCCGGAAAGTTCGGAGAGTTGAACTGAAAGAGTTACAAGACGCCGTTGTTTTTTGGGAATCGAAAGTCGGTTCCAAAAATGGCTCAGCCAGAAATCGTGCGAGACTCGTCAGAAAACCATAATGCAAACAATGCAAACATCGACAACTTTTTCCGAACGTATCGATCGATGGATCTACAACGCATTTCCGCGTTGGGGATCGAAACGGCTCGCATACCGGAATCGACTTAAATTTCAAAATGAGTTTGCACAAATCACCAAAGAACGCTTGATGTCTTCCTGGGACGCAGCCGATAACGACCGTTTTCGCGGTCACAAGTGGCTCGTATCGCGTCTTTCTCCGAACGATGCCATCGAAGACGATTGGGAAGACCTGGTCTATCGATCAGAAGACCTTTTCAAAAATGATCCGTTTGCAAGTTCCGCAATCAATGGTCGGGTGAAGAACGTGATCGGTTGCGGGATCAACTTCCAAAGTCGGATTATGCCACTCGATGGTGTCGTGGACGAAGAACGCGCTCGTGATCTCAACAGGGAGATGGAAAAGAAATTCCGCATTTGGGTCAGAAAAGACAGGTTTGTCCAGAAACAAAAACAATTTGAACGATCCAAAGGGATCTACGGCGAAGCATTCGCCATCATGTCCGCAAAACCATTGCAGCATCCCGTTCCACTGACCATTCAAATTATTTCACCGATTCGCGTCTCGACACCACCGAAACAAGAAGGCAATCCCAACGTTAGACTCGGAATCGAATTCGATTCGAAAACTAACAACCCGGTCGCTTATTTCGTTCAGACCAATCACCCAGACGATTCCAAAGATGTCGGATTCGAGTGGGAGAGGGTACCTGCCAGTCGGATGCTGCACAGTTTTACGCCGCTGTTGCCCGGTCAGATTCGAGGTGTGCCCTGGCTCGCACCGGCAATGGCAATACTGAAAGATCTGAAAGACTTCGCTGAAGCGAATCTGATATCAGAGCAAATTGCAGCCTGTTTCTCAGCTTTTATCGAGTCGCCAGGTGCTAACCCGTGGGACGACGCGGGTAACAATGCTGTGGAAACCACAAGCGACGGAAAACGACTCGAAGACATAGAACCTGGCATTATCCAGTATCTGAGGGGGGGTCAGACGGTCAAGTTTTCTGATCCTAAGCGGCCAGGTGGTACCCTACAGCCGTTTATGGACTGGCATCTGAGAGCCGTCGCCGCCGCCATCGATTTTCCGTTCGAACTTCTGGTCAAAAAATACGAGAATAGTTATTCCGGTGGAAGGCTGGCCGTCATCGACGGTCGGATATCGTTCCAATGCTGGCAGATTGAAGACATTCAAGATCTCTGTGAACCGGTCGGCAGACAATTCATCAAGGAGTGTGTCGCAACTGGCGAGATCGATATCGAGGCCGACGAATTCCTCGAACACCACGAACACTTCACAAAACACGCCTGGATCGCACCAGGCTGGCCGTGGGTCGATCCGGTAAAAGAAGTGAAGGCCGATAAAGAAGCGATCGACGCGGGACTTGGTACGCGACAGAACAGCTTAAACACGCGCGGTCAGGATCTGGAAGAGACAGACGAGCAACGGTTCCGGGAAAAATCCAGTGAACTGGAAATGCAAGCCAGGCTGTTGAAACGCAAAAAGGAACTCGAAGAAGAATTCGATGTCTCCTTCGAATCTGGACAAAAAAAAACCGCATCGAATCAATCTAATGTTTTTGACATCGCCGATGAGGTCGCGGAACTCCTGGAGGTGCAATGAAAACAAAAACATCAAAACAGGAACCGACGATGCGATTCAATGTGGCGGATTCGAAAGGCGATATCTGGATTCACTCTGTGATCGGCCAAGGGTTTTTCAGTGGTATTTCTTCGGAAGATGTTGCGAATGCCCTCAAGGAGATGGGTGATGTGGATGAGATTATCGTGCATATCAATTCGCAAGGCGGTAGCGTTCGTGACGGCATGGGAATCTACAACCTGCTGAAAAAACACGAGGCGACAATCAAAGTCGAGATCGATGGAATCGCCGCTTCGGCCGCGTCATTTGTTGCAATGGCAGGAGACGAGATTGAGATTGCAGAAAACGGTCTCTTGATGATTCACAATCCGCGGACGTTCTTTTTCGGAGATCGTATCGAACTTCAAAAAGAACTCGCAATCCTCGATAAACATAAATCGATCATTGTCAGCACCTACTCGTCTCGAACAGATCACACGCGCAATGAGATCGACAAGATGATGGACGAAGAGACCTGGTTCACTGCCAAAGAAGCTCTCGAAGAGGGATTCGTCGATTCGATTTCCAAGAACAAAGCCAAACCGCCAGAAAATTCCAATGTGAAGAACTGGTCTGATTTTATGAACTCTCTGAAAAAGGAATTTCACATGTCTGACGTGAAAAACAAAGTTCCCGAAAAGACGGCCGATCCCGAAAAGAAAAAAGAGCCGACCGTCACAGATCCCGAAAACAAAGTCGAAACTCCGCCGGTAGAACCGAAACTGGAAAAAACGGATCCGCAGAATGCGGACCCGAAAAACAAAACGGGGGACGCGCCCGTGGATTCCAACGACCCCGTGATGGAAGAGCGGAGTCGAATTAGCAAAATCGATGCCCTTTGCGAGATGGCTGAAGTCTCCGATGAAAACCGAAGATCGTTCATTCAGAACAATTTCACGGTCGAGGAAACGCAAAACGCGATTAAGGACATCCTCGGCAAGAAAAATGCGGTCGTTCCCGAAGGTGGTGAACAACCACAAAGCAAGAAAAAGGATCCTGATCAGAAATATCGGGACGAGTACAACGAACACAAAGAAATTTATCAACAAAGTGGAACTACCGTCGAGGATTATATCGAATCTCGAAAAATCGACGACGGCGAAGCTCAGTTGCAGGATCCCAGAACTCATTTGCCTGTAGCTTCCGAAGCTGCGTGACCTGTCTCTGAAATCCTTCTCACCCCGACAACCCTTTTCAGAAAACCGAATATCATCAATTCAAAAAGGAATGAATAAATGGCAGTTACAGCAAATCAACTTCATGTCCGACAAGAGCCAGGATTGCGTAACTATCCTGTCGCCGCAACAACGCATATCTACCAGGGGACTCTTGCGTTTACCGTGCCGGGTTCTGGCTATCTCTCCGACGTCGTTGCAGCCGGGGCGAACGCATTTGCAGGAGTCGCGAAACAAGAGGTCAATAACTCCAGCGGTGCGGCTGGTGATCTCAACTGTGAAGTCTTCACAGACGGTTCGTTTGAACTGGTTGGTGCCGGTTTTGTCCAGGCCGATGTCGGCTCTCCGGTCTACGCGACTGACAATTATACCATCACAAAAACCAGGACGGCGAACAGTGTTTTCGTCGGTTTTATCGAAGAGTTTGTTAGTACGACAAAGGTCATGGTCAGAATCTCACACGATCCAGAACCCCTGGCGGCGATCGCCGATCCGACCGATCTTGCGACTTCAATCACAGCGATCAGTGCCGTGATCGATGCCATCGAACAACGGGGAATCATCGATCCCTCTTAACCCTTAAAAAACCGAAAGAAAAAAGCCACCCGGCGGTAACCGAGTGGCTCCCCCATCCAGGACGAAATGCCCAACAATCTAGTGTTTCCATTTTGGCAAATCGTCCCTTCAAAACCAACACATTTTCAAAAAAGGGAGTTTTGTCATGGCATTAGATACTGCCAAAACAACAGCCATTTTGAGGGACATCACCGTCCATTTTGACCGACAGGTCAAGTCAGCGAAACCGTTCTATCCCAGAGTCAGTACCATCGCTCCAAGCAAAGGTGCAGATGAAAAATACTCGCTCCTGGGTAACATGCCGGGAATGCGAGAGTGGCTTGGCGAGAGAAAGTTCGAAGAACTCCGAGCAGCCACATTCACCATTGCGAACCGCGACTGGGAAAGCTCGATCGATGTCGAGAAAAACGATATCGAGGACGACCGCATCGGCATGTACCCAAACATGGCACGCGCTCTCGCTCAGGAAGCCGTATTTCATCCCGACGAATTGTTGTTCGACGAGATGATCGCTAATGCTGAAACTAAAGCGGGATTT